CTGGAAGATCGGCCGGTTCTGGGTGTCGAGCACGCCACGCAGGAGCTTCTTGTACGCCGGGTGAGCGATGACCAGGCTCTCCGACTCGTCGAAGTAGTCACCCGCCTCGTAAATACCGGCAGCCACACTCAGATTGGCGTACGACACGGCGCCGCCGGTGGCGGTCTGCGTGATGTTCGCGTTGGCGCTGTACCCGGTGGAGGCATCGGCCTGCGTGAGCAGGTAGTACAGCGAGTCGAACGCGCAACCCGACGTGCCCTTCGCGGCGGTCACCGCGAGGCAGGCATTGTCCAGGGTCTTGGCGTATGCGGTGGCCCAGTCAACGGTCTTCGTGTTGACGACGTCGGCCAGCGAGTCGTCGATGTCCTCTTCGGCGATACGGATGGCCTTGCCGAACTTCTGAACCCGCAGCACAACCTCATCGTTGGTGCTGACGTCCTCGGAGTAGGTGCCACCCTTGGCGACCATGCCGACACCAACACCCGCGCTGCGGGGGGTCGACTTCGTCTGAGTGCCCATCGGAACGCGCTGGGCGTAAGCCTCAACCGCGGAGACCTGGGTGACCTTCTGGATGACGTTGGACCCGAACTCTTCCGGGATCCATGCTTCGTAGGTATTGCGAGCCATTGCTCGTAGCCCTTCGGGGACTCAACGGGATGGGGGAATTGCCTCCGCGCCCCATCCGGGTCCGCCTGGGCTACACGGCCACCTGGCCGTCCAACCGTGCTGCTACTAACGCAACGTTAACACCGAGTCACTTCGGTGCTTGCTTCTCCAGAGCCGACACCCGGGTGCCCAGCGCCGCCACCTGGTCATCGAGCCGGTTACCCCACGCCTGGCCGTCCTCCAGCCACTTCGGCGCGTCACCGTCCACGTGAGCGGCGACCGTGGCCTTGAGCTCCTCGACCGTGGTCTTGAGGTCGGCCTGGTCGACGCTGAACTGGGTCTGGTTGTCCTCCATCGCCCCCAGCCGGTCCGGCACAGACGGATGCTTCGCGGTGCCATCACCGAGGAACCCATCGAGTAGACGACCGAACTTCCGCAATGCCCTCACCCCTTTCTGGAGTACGACGCTGGCGCCGCCCACTGCGACGATCACACCCGCGAACGCCGCGAGCTGCACCAGGGTCACGTCATCTCCCCAGCACTTGCGCCGCGATTTTCTCACCCGTGGTGAGCACCTTGCCGTTGCTGGGCGGCCTGTCGCCCGTGTTGATCCGCGGGGGCCGCTTCTCCGTTGGTGTGAACAACTCCGGGTAATCCGCCTTCACCGCAGCAACCTGCTCAGCCAGGCCGGTCACGTCACCGTCGTCGTCGACGTCGAGCGCGTCGAGGTCGAGCAGGCGGACTACCCGCGCCATCCGCTCGGGTGTGCTGCCCTGCAGGCCGGCTTCGAGGAACGCGGCCTTGGCGGCGGAACGCACCGCCACGGGCTTGAATCGCTTCTCCGCAGCGTCGGCCGCCTCACGGGCGGCTTTGCCGTCGGCGTCCTCGGTCTTGGCCTGCAGCGCGCGGGCGGCCTCACGGTGGGTCTTGGCCTCAGCGTTCGCCTTCGCGAGCGCGCGCTGCATCTTCTCGTGCTCGTCCTTCGTGGGCGGAACCCACGGTGGCGGATCTACTGGCGGGTCGACAGGGGGGTCGGTGGGATCGGTGTTCGGGTCGGCGGCGGCCATACCACGCTCCTATTTCTCTGCGTGTTGAAATACTACGTCGGGTTACTGGGCAGTGACGGAACGACAGGTGGCGCAGGAGGAACAGGCGCTGGCTGGGGCATCTCCCCCTCAGGGCCGAACCACTTCTCCACCTGCTCATCGCTGTATCCGGCCTCCAGGAACGCCTGAGCCTTCGGCACGCCGGCGTCCAGCTTCGCCTGTACCGTCTGCCAGCCCTCCAGGTCATTCACCGTCTGCGCCGGCGTCCACCGCACCGTGACCTCTGCGGCGAACCCGGCCACTCGCAGAGCGAACCCGAACGCCTCCCGCGCGGTGTCACCAAGCGACAGCTGGAGATCCTCGATCTTGTGCACGAACGGTGCCTCCGCGGTGCGCAGCGACTCACCCGACGGGTGGTCCCCGGTGGGATCAACCCGGTGTAGCGGCGTGTTCGTCACCTCCGACCCCATGCGGAGGTAGGTGAGCATCGGCTCGGTGAAGTTGTTGTGGTCAGCCGTCGTGAACTGGCCGACGCCCGTGAGGCCGCGCATGTACCAGACGGAGCCTGGGTCGGCGCTGAACTGGGAGCGGCCCTCCCCGGCCGGTGGGATGGTGGCACCCGTTCCGGTGTCGGGGAACGCGAAAATGTCCTCGTCCTCAGCCGCGGGCTCTGAGGAGTCCATGTCGGGCGCCATCAGGGCGTACCGCTGGGGGAACGCCTGATAGTCCACACCGGCCATGTGACTGAGGATCAGCTTGTGGATCGCGTCCTGCGGGCCGTAAAACCCCTTGTGCACCGGCTCGCCATAGGGCTGATCGGTGCGGAAGTGGAACACCGGGATCTCACCGAACGGGTTGTCCAACGGCCACGCGCCGTCCTCGTCGATGAACTCCATCCAGTCGCCCGGCTTCTCACCCTTCGCGCCCGCCTTCGTGACCCACCGCTCGATCCGGTCCGGGTAGTACACATCGGCACGGTGCCGCTTACCGGTGATCTCCCACCGCTTCACGGCATACGACTTCCGCAGCGGATTCTCCGTGTCGTAGACGATCCGCACGCACTGGGCGCTGTTGTAGAACATGTCCACACCACCGTCGTCGTCGTTCGGCCACACGATGACGTAGGCGTCGCCGAACTCACAGGCCCGGCGGATCCACTGCCGAGACTGCAGCGCGATCTTGTTCCGCAGCCAAATGTCCCGCAGCGCGGCGTCGGCGGTGGCGTCGGTGCAGGTGACCGCGGCCAGCTTGAGCCGCTCAGTGGCCGCGTCGACGGGGATCCGGGCGAAGTTGAACCGGAACGCCGCGCCTGTGCGCATCATCGCCCGCCGCAGGCGTGGGGACGCGAAGAACTCGGGGATCTCACCCGAGTAGTACTGCCCGGCCTTCACATAGCCCGGCATGGCGTCGTCGAGCTCCGACAGGCCCGTGATCAGGTCCCCCAGGGCTCCGGACGGAATGTCGTCGGTCACCGCCGCCGCTAGAGCCAGCTTCACGAAGTTGTCCACCGGTGCGCTCACGCTGCCTCCTATGCCACGTACGAAGCGGCCGTGACGGACGCGACGTTCTTCTTGCCCAGGAACACCTCGACGCCAGTACCCACCGCGTCGACTAGGTCATCGTTCGGTGCCTTCGGGAAGGCCACCATCTGCTCCTCCACCGCCGGCAGACGCTGCTCGTGCACGACGCGGCGGCGTTGGTAGTGGTTGAGCAACCGGGCGGCCCGGACCTCTTTCGCCTCGGACTGGTGCACTGTCCGCAGTACGACGGGCAACCCATGCAGGATCGCGCGCCACGTGTCGCCGCCCTGATTCGTCTCCACCACCACGCCGGCCACGTCCGGGTAGGCCTCCAGAGTGCGCAGCACCAGCGCCCGCAGCTGCTCCCCCGGTGGGATCTTGAAGGTCCGCGCCCACCGCACGACGCACTCTCGGCGGGGCTTGCTGTGCCCGATCACGGCCAGCGCGGTGAAGTCGCTCTTACGTTTCGAGGTGACCGCCGGGTCGATCGACAGGAGCTGGTGCGTCAGCGGGACCGGGAGGCCGTACGTGAAGTCCTCCATCTGCCAGTAGTCACCATCCGCGCCCATCGGATCGTTCTGCATGTTCTTGCGGAACGCCCGGGTGTGCCGGATCTCCTCGAGGTAATCGAGGGGCCACTTCGCCGGCCAGATCGACCTCTCTGTGCCGTCGCCGTTGTCGAGGATCGCTGGGTAGTAGTGGCAAGCGAAGTTCTCCGAGCTCACCCACTCTGCGGGGGTTTCCTCGGGAAGCGTGCGGGTCTTCACCAGGTCGTGGATCAGGGACCCGGGCATGGTCACGGTCCCGACCAGCGCGACACGGGCGTAGACGTTCAGCGGGAGGATCGCGTCGAGCAGGGTCCGTTCCCGCTTCTCCTTCTGGTACGCGGAATAGCTGGACTCGTCGGGTTCGATGTCGTCGAGGATCAGCAGATCCGGGCGTTTCTCCCCGACCTTCATCCCCAGGCTGGCCGCGTCGATCCCCCGGGCCGCGAACGTGAACCCAGCCTTCGTGACCAGCATCCCCGCCCGGTCCGCGGCGACCATCCCAGTAGGCC